CTACCCTTATAGAAATGTCTGTAGACGCTTTTGACAAATGTATGGATTCTGTACAATTCGAAGAAGTAGATGGACAATCAGTAATTAAAAATCAATTTGCATTAAGTACACTATGGATTAGAAATGGTGTGAAGGGTGCAGATGATAAATTTATTAAATCTTTATCTATAAACGATAGAGTAGAATTACAACTTGCTATTCAGGAATACAATAGCTTGGGGGAATAGAATCCCTCTCACTTGAATTAAACATATTGATAGATGATTGGTGTGAGGGTTGCAAATATTCTACCTTTCCATATAAAGCTAAGTTACCTCTTAAAAAGAATAACAGCGTTCACACCTTTACATCTATGGACGATGTATGGTATGTTATCAATCTCTTAAAAGAAGAATTAGAAGAACATAACAAAACATCAGAAAGAAAGTTCGAGTTACACCAAAGTATTAAGTCACATCTACCATTTTTTGCTTGTCCTAATCACTTTATTAGCCGAGAATATCAACGAGATATACAACGATATACTTATTGCAAGAAAATGAAAGTACCTCCCTATGAAGGATCATACGGAAATCAACCAAAAAAATGGATTGATAAGTGCAATGTTATAGAAAAAATGTTAAATTATGTACAATCAGAACATTATAATAAATTAAAAGATGGCTAAAAATTTAAAAATAGAATTAGAATTTACTACAAATGGTAGTGCTGATAAGTTAATAGGACACTTAAAACTTTTAGCAAAAGAACAAAATAAAGTTTCTGCAGCTCAACGAAAATTCAATAACGCAAATCTAAAAGCAGTTACTGCTACTAAGAAATTATTAATGGCTCAAGAAAAGCATCGCTTTGCTATGCTGAAAAATTCTACACAAGTTGCAAAACTTAAAGAGCAGGTAAGACAATTAAGAATGCGAAATAAACAGCTCGCAGCTTCTACTCTTAGAGTTACAAAAGCACAAAATAGAATGCGTATTTCTACCTCTGGGCTACAAAGAATGATTGGTTCTATTAGAAATAAAATTCTTCTTGTAACATTTGCTTTTGGTGGTATGGCAGCAGGTATTAGAAGTTCTGTACAAACAGCAATGCAATTTGAAGCTGTTCAAGTAAGACTTAATGCTATGTTTGGCTCTGTTAGAGCAGGAGAAAAAGCATTTAGAACATTTAATCAAGTTGCAGCAACTACTCCATTTACATTAACAGATGTTGTTGAAGCTGGTGCTGCATTAAAAGCGTTCGGTACAAATGCAGAAGAAATGATTAAACCTACTGCTGACTTAGCAGCGTTTATGGGAACTACTGCAACAGAAGCAGCGTCAGCACTTGGTAGAGCATTTGCTGGTGGTGCAGGTGCAGCAGACATACTTCGTGAAAGAGGTATATTGCAACTTATTCGTGATACAAAAGGTATTGACGATTTATCTAAAATGACTTTACCTGATTTTAGAAAAGCATTAGAAGAAACATTGCTTGATCCGTCTGTTGGTATTGCAGGTGCTACTGATAAGCTATCAAGAACATTGACTGGTATGGTTTCCAATATGGCAGACGCATTTACAAGAATGAAAGCTGCTCTTGGAGAATTTTTCAATATGAGAGGAGTTGTTTCAGGACTAACTAAATCTTTTAGGAAAATAGGAGAAGCAATAAGACAAGTCAATGAAACTCCATTCGAAACTACAATTCGCCAACTTAATGAAATGAATGTAGAAACTACTAACTTAGAATTAGCCCACGCCAGGTTAGAAAAAAGAAGAATGGAAGAAGCTGGAGTTATTACTGATGTACAAAAAACCGAAGATGAATTAACAGCAAAATTAAAAAATAAAAAAATAATTCTTGATGCTATTGGAGCAGAACAGCTAAAGCTTGTAAATGGTACAATGACTCAAGCACAAATAGAAGAAAAAATAATATCAAATAAAGCAGGTATGATAGCTGCAGCACAAGCAGGAAATCAACAAAAAGTAAATGAACTTGTATTGGATAACAAGGCTTTAGAAAATGATTTAGCGTCTATAAAAAATTTGGAAAATATAAAAGCACAAATACAAGAACAAATAGATTCAGCAATTATTAGTAATGAATTAGCTGTTGAATATGCTGCTCTTTTAGCAAAAATTGCAGGTTTGGAAGAAAAATCTACAGAAGAAAAGAAAAAGCAAAATAAAGAAGAACAAAGTCTGCTTGATAAATTAAGAGAACGCTTTTCACTAACAGATGAAGAAAAAGAAGCTATGACTGCCAGAGTTGAGTTATTTCAAGATGGCTTTGGAAAAATATTATCTTTGCAAAAACAAAATTTAGACCAACGAGTAAGTAATGAACTAAAAGCACTAAGAAAAACTGATAAGTTTAGAAATGCTTCTATGGAACAAAGACAAACTATGGAAGATGATGTTCGTGCCAAATTCGCAAAAGAACAACAAAGAATATTTGAGTTGCAGAAAAAAATGAGCATTTTAAAAATTATTATTGATACTATTACAGCAAGAAATAAATTGATGGCAGATGGGTTTGCTGCAAGTATATTTGATCCTACTGCATCTATAAGAGCAAAATTAACAATGGCTGCTTTGATGGCTTCTTCTGCTGCACAGATAGCATTAGTAAGTAAACAACAAGCTCCAGCATTTGCTCGTGGTGGTTCTTTTGTTACTGGTGGAGAGCAATTTATTAAAGTTGGAGATAACGCTGGTGGTAGAGAACGAGTAGACATTACACCTCTATCAAGTCCAGACTTTGGTGACGCAGGTGGTGGTACTGGAGTAACTGTAAATATTATGGGTAATGTTATTGGCACACAAGAATTTGTAAGAGATAGCTTACTACCAGAGATAGAAAACTCAATTAGGAGAAATCTTGCGTAATGCCTTTAACTGGAAATGATGATTATAATGGTGCTTTAGGTAGCAGTATCAAAGAAGAGTGGATTTTTGAATTACGAAATGATACTTACAGCTCTGGTTCTTCTGCTACCGAATTTATCAGATTAGGTACAGCAGAAGTTGTTCCTGGTGTAATATCCAACGACAAATATCATTCATTGATTACATCTTTTCCCTCCATAAGAGAAAGTATAGATTTAGTAGAATCTTCCTCTAAAGTTGGAAATATAAGCATTAATTGTGTTAATGGTGATTTGTCTAATCATAGCAATACCTTAGCAGAAGAAATTTATGGTGGCACAAGAAAATATATAAACAGAGATGTTGTTGTTCAGTCGAGGGTTGGAGGATATACAAACACTATTTACACTGGTAGATTAAAGTCTGTCAAATTGCAAAATCAAGATGTTGTAAGTATAGAAATATCAGCAAGAACACCGATAGACTTTTTAAAGATTCCTGAATATACAAGTCTTGCTGGTAATTTTTTTCCTATACTTTATGGAACTGGAACTCCCCTTAGCTCTACGGTAGCTTCCCCTGCTTTTGCTCAATATGACTCGGTAAGAGTTTTTCCAGTGATGGTAGACACTCTGAACAATGGTAGATATAATTGCTTAGCACATCAAGCTATTACTGGAGATGGTAGACTTCATTATCCAATTAAAGATTTATTTCATACTGACGGTAATCCAATATTTACAGCATTAGACGATCAACAAAATGCAAGCACAAACGATTACGAGGGAGTAACAGATTCTAATAAAAATATATTATTTACAGACTTAGACTTACACAGAGCATATCTTCTTCGTCCAATACAAGATATAAATGTAACAAATCCTTCTGTTGGTTTACCTACAAATGTATCTAACTTTTACGATATAAATGGGAGCTCTTCTTCTACTTGGTCATTTACTTCACCTATAGGAGATGGAGAAGATGAATTTATTTATGGTATTAATGACATAGGTAAAGAAGAACACGAAATTCAAGAATGTAAATTATATGTAAAGTGGGGAGTTTCTAGCCACAATGAACTACCTGGTGGAAGTATTACATCACAATTAAAGATAAAAGCAACTTACGGAGGACTAAGTAACACTGTTCTTATCACCAACGAAACTGGAAACAGAACTGCTGCTTATGATCCCTCAATAGATTTATTAAGTACTGGAACATTTTCCAATGCTAATGGACAAATACCAGACAGCATTGAAATACAATTTGTAATAAATCATCAAGTTCAAGATAATAGCGAATCAGCAGGTAGTGTTACCATAGATGCTTTTGATTTTTATTTTGAGATAACTACAAAAATAACAGATACAGACAATCTTGCTAACTCAAGTGCAGTTACTGGAATTAAAAAATTATACACTGGTACAGACGGATTTGACCAGTCTTGGAACTCTGGAAATGTAGCTACCAATGTTGTACAAATGCACAGAGATTTAATTTATCGATATGCAGGTATTACAGAAGAGCCAGAAAATTATACTGCATTAAACACTGCAAGAAGTTCTTGGAATGTTTTTTATTATTTACATAAGCAAAAAGAGTTATTAAAGATATTAGAACAATGTCAAAAAGAAGGTGGATTTATATTTAGATTTAAAGCCAGTGATGGTAGTCCACAATATATTTATTTGGTAGATACTCCAGCAACAGACCACACTATAAGCAAAAGCGATATTATGAATACGAATATATCATTAACAGCTTTTGACAATTTAATTACCAAAAGAGTTATTAAGTATCAACGCAATCCTATCAATGATGAACTATTATTTGAAAAAACATTTACAGATACAACTAACAATCCAAGAACAGATTATAATGTACAAAGTGATGAAAATATTGCAACAGAAGAATTGGAGATGATAATAGGAGGAATTGGTTCTGCTAATGGGAATATGGGTTCTGGAAATAAAAATGATGGCTATGCTAATTATTATAATGCGATTGAAGGAAATCCAAAATTGTTGATTGACACAGAAATAATAAATCCAGGTAGCTCTGGTGGCAGTTCTTACTTTTACTTAATGGAAGTTGGAGATATATGTGCGTTTGACCATACCGATATGATTGTAGAACCATTTGGTGAATCATTCAATGGTAAGAAGTTTATAGTAACTGGATTAACAAGAAGTCCAGGAAGTTTAAAAGTATCTTTGAGAGAAATATAAAAAGGATTAAATTTTATTATGGCTATCACATCAGTAAAATTCGCAACATCTATTGGGGGAGCAAATGCTGGAACATACTCCCCAGATCAGAATCCTAACATTGGAACAGAAATATCAAAAGTCTATGATGGTATAAAAGTAAAAAAATCACTTGGTGGCGAAACATATACATTCGCTAATCACGAATCATCAAGAAGGCAACGAAAACTTGTGTATGAAAATATAAGCGAAGCAAATAAAAATAAACTGGTTGCTTTGTTTGATTTAGCAAAAGGACAAAAGAGTTCTTTTTTTTATAGTGAAGATGGTTTTGGAACAAATGGATTTGAAGTTCGCTTTGTAAATAACAAATTACCAGTATCAGAAACAGCTTATAATGTGTATCGTGTTGAAATCAACATTGAAGAACAATTATAAGAAATTTTTCTTCTTAAAATACCCCTACATAGTCATAAAAGCACTCTTGATAGCATATCATAAGCGAGATAGAACAAAGTGGTATGAACACCCCAAATAATGCGTTATTTAGAGTTATTGCTATTTTCCTCAACAAATAGTTGTAATAAAGCATTTAATTGTGCGTTACCCATTTGTTGGAACAATTCTTCAAATAAATCTGGTGGAATTTGGCTTCTTTCGTATGATCCTTTTAATCCTTGCGTACCAGTGCTACTACCTCTTGGTGCAGGTTGATGATGACA